CGAATAGCCGCCCGCGCCGCCACCACCACCGGCAGCGCTGGTGGATGTGTTTTTTCCTCCGTTCCCGCCCGCGGCGCCGCCCCCGGTCTGACCAATCAGGGGGATTTCGGTGCGGGCAAAAGAGCCGCCGCTGTTATTGATAGCAGCGGTCGGAGAGTTTGCCCGCCCACCACCAACACCAGAAACGGTACCGCTGCTGACGAAAAAGCTTTCCCCTCCGTTGGTGGTCGTCGTCCCGCTGGTCGTGGACGTCCCTCCAGCGCCCACCGTGACCGTATACGAAGACCCGGTTACAACAGGGTAGTTGTTCAAGTAACCAAGTCCACCGCCACCGCCGCCGTTGCCCCCGCTCGAGGTGCCAAGGCCCCCGCCACCGCCACCGACGCAAACAACGCTAACGGACGGGACAAAGCTTGGAGCTACAAAAGTGTAGGTTCCGGGAGATGTGTACGCAACCTGACCCACCCGTCGGAACCACCCGTTGTACTCAGCCATCGTGAAGACACCGCCGGAGGTTCGGTTAGATAGACCTCCCCCGGAGGCGTTGGCGCTATTGCTCGAGTTGAGTGTTGTGGAGATAAATCCTCCCGGGGCTCTTGTCATATTAAGGCCTCACGAGATTTCTTCGTAGGAACAAATGACCTTGAGGTCGTTTGCAACACTCGCCGTTGCGCCAATCGACCGATCCTCTTCGAGATAGACGGGTGTTTCTTTGCTGATCACAATCAAGGACGTGTCCGCAGGGATGGTAATAGTGCTTGCAATCTGGAATGCAGTACCACCCAGCGCCGCCGAGGTGTAGTAGTTGATCGTGATGTCGGCGGAAGCGGCGACGTCCACGTTCGACACGATCAAGGTGTTGATCTTCATGACAAGACCCGAAGACGCCGCGTTGCTCACCACCGATGTTGCGCTCGTGCTGGTGAGGTTTGTAGTCGCGGTCTTGCCGATAATGCTGGTCACGTTGACGATGTTTGGCGCAGCCATCGGTTATCCCCCTATCCAAACACGAGAGCCATGGCAACAGCTCTCCCAGTATACACCGCCTTGCCAGCTGGTAGCGTCGAAAAGACGTTCTTAGTCCCCGCAACAAAGGGAACGTTAGTCCCAACGCCATAGGTTCCCGCTAAAACGATATCCCTAGAAAGGGTTGAGCCGGACAGCGTGTAGGTGCCGATGCCGATTTCATACTCGCCTGCCGCCACATTCGTAATCGCGTAGTAGGTACTGTTGTTGTTGCCCACACCATCATTAAAAGATTGGAACCCCTGAGTAGGCCCGAGTAACGCGAACGACCCGGTCCCCGTCGTCGTAGAGGTCTCAAGGACCCTATCTTCTAGTACCAGAACCACGGAAAACCTCTCTGTTAAGAGATGCGAATGATCGCGTCAGACGCAGTGGCGGCCGGGAACTGAATGGTGAAGGTGCCTGCCGTCGAGGTTTTATCGCTACCGAAATCCAGAACCACAACGGACGGGTTGGTATAGGTGTGCGCCGGGGTCGTGTTGTAGATCAGCGCGCCGCGGGCCGTGATAGTCGCCGTCGTGAACGAAAGGTCGTCGAAATCGGTGAAGGCCGTTGTCCCGGAAGTAGTCGGGTTGACGTTGGTCAGTGTTCCGCCACCAGCCGAATAGGAGCCAGAGTTGGCAACCTCGTTCGTAGCCGAGTACGCCGTCGTGGTTGCGTCAAGGGTGGCCGCGCTGGTGTACAACGCCAGCTTAAAAGTGTCCCCGCCGCTCGCGCGGAAGTCGTGAGCACCCTCGAGGAGTTGATCCTTGAACGAAGTGCACATTGCCTGAGTAATTGCCATCGCGGCCTCCTATAGCTTTTTAATGGCTTCCGCCAGTTGTGGCTGCCCAGCCTCTACAAGGGCATTATATACCGTAACACGATCCTGTGCGACAGCAAATGTCATGTATCTCGTGACGACCGCGAGAACGGCCGCGCGGTACGCAAGCGCTTGGTCCCTGATCTCTTGCGGGGCGTTATCGGACACACTGATGAGCTTGCTTACGCAACGCATCGCCACTTCCTCAGGGGTTTCCCCTCGGCCGCTTGTGGTCGTTACCACGACAACGGGGGTCTCAGGCAAAGAGAGTTTCGCGCCAAACATTATTCCTTGGACCTCACAACCATGCCCTTGCGATATTCATCGGTGACCTGCTTCGCTTCGCCCAGCATCTTGAGGCCCACGAGTGACTCTTGGAAGCGCTTGTCGTAGCTTGCCAAAAGGTCGGGGTCACCTTTGAGGAACAGGTAGGCCTCGATCATCGCGCCGTAGAACAACGTCAGTTCGGCGTTGATGCTAAGCCACGTGGTCCCGCTGTCAGACCCAGCCGTCAGGCTGGCAGGGCGGTAAAAATAGTGCAGCTCCATCGAGTACGCCGAGTTCGGAGTCGGACCCAGAATAAAGTTCTGGTTGTCAAACTGAGCGTAGTACCGAGGAGCCCCCGTAACGGCTGCGTCCGGGGAATACTCTTGAACAAAGCTGACGTCCTTAAACTCCAGAAAAACTTTATCGTTCCCAGCGTCCGTGTAACACAAAGACAACGGCGCAAGGAAGTCCGACGGGCAGCCGAGGAAGCGGTCCCCAGAAGTTGCGTTGGCGGAGACATTGTTGCGGAACAGACTTAGCTGG